ATATATAGGTCTTACCTGTCTTACCTTTTTCCGTGAATATATTTATATTTTTATAGAAATTTTTTATTTTAGGATTTAAATAAAAATTTCCCATGTAAGAATAATATTTTGGTAAGATGTAAGACTTTTAATTTTTTATTATATAAAAATCGCTTGTATCAAGGCTTTCAAAAGGTCTTACCTAAGGCTTACCTTTACTGCTTTTGGTAAGCCTAAAAAGGTAGATCCTCCATTTCTTGTTGTTGATATTCTTCTTCATAAGCAATATCTGATTTTTCAGGTTCTAATCTAAATTTGATATAATTTGCTTTTACTCCATATGCTTTTGTTTGATGAGTGAATTTCCCTTGTGAATTTCTTTCAATTTGATTTCTATCTGCAAAGTTTCTTATTATTGCTGTAAAATCAAACCCTGCTTTGTTTAATGCTTCAGCATATACCGTTTTATTTACAAGACAAGTATCTTCGTCTTCATTATATTTGCCCCAAACTTCTCCAATATTGCCATCTGTATCTTTGAATTTCTTAATATTTTGTGAAATCCAGTCCATTGTCCATTCATATGCTCTAGTAGAAACATCAACTTCCTTGCTACTTGTAAGCCATTTGCTTACATCCTCGATTGTCAATTTTTCATCTTTGAATATATTTTCTGTAGATATTTCATCTGCTAACAAGATCGTGGCCATTGCCATTGCTTGTTTATCAGTTGTATCAGTTTTTTCTAATATTTCTTGAAATATCTCTCTATATCTTTTCTGTAATTCCTCTTGTTTAGGAATATTGTTTATAAATTCTTTACCAGCGTGACCATAATTTTTTCTAACAAAGTTACTAACAAAATTACCATCTGCAATTACTTTTTCTGTTGCTTCAACTTCTATAACTCTGTTCTTTACTCCACCGCCTGATGTTGCTTTTGTGATTGGTTCTTCTCCTGTAAATAGGAAGCAACAATTCCATTCTTTCAAAAGTTCTATTCCGCCATAAGCCTTTCCTCTACCTCTGTCAACACCTTCAGTCAAATACATAACTAGGTTGTCAAAGCTGTCCCATCTATTTTTTATCGTTTGTAATTCATCTCCTGCAAACGGAATGTCATGTACGAATGCTGCATATCTTGCTAATGCCACTTGTGTTGCGTTTAATGTTCTTACTAATTTTCCTACTTCAGGATTACCCCATACGGACATTGCGAGCATTAATCCAACAGTCTTTCCTGTTCCAGTTCCGCCCCATATATGTACGACAAATGGCAGTACTCCCAACATTTGATTGAGTGTACTAGCAAACGAAGATGCTAAAAGTAAATGTGCAATTTTACTATCTTTCCTTACTTTTCTGCATACTTCTTTCCATTCTTCGTATTCTCCAACCTCCTTTATACTTGCATAAACATCTTTAAATGCTATGTCTCCATCGTATTTAAGATCATCAACATATGGTGCAAATTCATTTTCTATCCATCCTAATCTATCAGTGCTACGACTAACTGGTATTTCTTTTGCATTTAATGAAACTACATCTGCAATATATGAAACCAGGTCTTTTGCATTCTCTGAATTAACTTCAATTCCTCTGTCAGAAAGTTGTATAATATTTGATTTATTTGCTACTACGCTTCTTTCAATTGTTATGTACTGCCATTTATTGTCTTTGAAAAATGCTAGTTTTATTTTTTCTGTCTCTGAATCAACATTTATCAATCTTTCTACTGGTAATATAGGATGTGAACAAGCTACTATTGTTTGAGGAATCATACCTGCTCCAAGAGTGCTTTTGGTTACTCCTGTGTCCTCGCATTCCCATTTTCCACACTTTAAGTCTTTTATAGGTGGTTGTGTGAATTGGATTGTATTACTGCCCCTTTGTTTGAACTTCTGTGCAAACTCGGTTTGGTATGCTTTTAATAACTTGTCAAAACTTCTTATATTTCCAAGTTCTCTTGCTTTGTCTTGTAATTTTATGATTAATGTTGTTCTTGCTACTTGATTGTCCATTGAAAATATATGTTCAAATACTTCTTTGTCTAATATAGACTCTTTGGTTAATTCACTAATTTCCCCAAAAGGTGTAAATCCTTCATCCATTAGTTGATCTGAAAGTTCTAACTCTTGATTCAATCCTCTTCACCACCTTTTTTTCGTATTTCCAAAACCATATTTTATCCTCATTAGATCCATTTATAAATATTTCATCTATTAAAGAATCAATATAGTCTTTATTGTGCATTGCCTCTACATATAAATCGCTGATATCTTCTTCAGGATTTTTTGGTGCATATTCTTCTTCCCATCTCCAAAGTAGATGCAAATAATCACATAGTAATTGAAATGTTTTATTTTCCCATTGCTTAAACATTTCTTCTGTCTTTCTTTTTTGTTTATATTTATTAATTTCTAAATAACTTGCTGGCCTTTCTGCATCCAGGCCTAAACCTAAAGTGTAATTTATGTTTTTCGCTGCTTCTAAAGCATTTATATTTAATAATTCTGATACAAGAGAAATTGAATCGCCACCTTTGCCACATCCAAAGCAATGCCATATTTGTTTTCGTGGCGATATAGAAAAGCTCGCTGTTTTTTCTTTATGAAACGGACACACGCATTTATATGATCTATCAAGTTTTATTCCATAGTGTTCCGCTACTTTTACTATATCCGCTCTTCCTTTAACCTCTCTTATAAAATCCATTTGCTACCTCCTAAAATGGTAAGTCATCGCCATTGTCTGCTGCAGCATCAAATGCTTGATCATATTGATTATCACTTAACTCTTTTTTATTTGGTATTTTTGCATCTTCAGCTTTATCATAAGAAACTGCGAAGAATGGTTTTACTGCTGTATGTACTTGGCCGTCTTGTCCTAAAAAGTCCTCTTCTCTGAATACTAATCCTACTTTTTTACCTTCAAGTGTTTTTTCATCAAAGTTAAATTTGAATTTGTCGTTTGAAGCTTCTACTGATGTTATTAATCCTTTGAATTTTGGATTTGTTGTTCCTGGATCATATCCTTCAGTAAATACTGTCCAAACACCGCTCCATTTCTTTTCTTCTCTTGTATCGTTGTCAAATCTTCTTTGATAAAAGTCTTTAAATTCTCCCTCTAAAATGTCTATTGCTAATTTTAAATATTCTTTTCCTGCTTGTGTTTTCTCACAAGCTACTCTTTTAATTATGCATTTATATCCTCCTGCAGGTAATGTTTCAAATTCTCCAAAGGCTTGTGCCTCATCATATCCTTGTGGTTTTTCCATAATTATTTTTCCTCCTTATTATTTAATCTAAATACATCTTCACCAATTCTATCTATTCTTTGATGAATATGGTTCATTTCTCTTTGCATACAGTCTATAAAGTCTTCCCCATAGCAGATTGATTCAATTCTATTTTCTTCATTAAATCTGCTTGGTTTTTCTTTTCTATAATTAAGTTTAAAACTTACAACATCTTGAAAATCTATACTTTGTAACAAATTTATTAATTGTTCCCTGTTCATTGTTTATCCTCCTACAATTTTATTTTTTAAATCATCTAATATTTTGCCCATTTGTTCAGGTGTCACATTTCTAACTTCAACTTCGTTGATTTTTTCTGTCTTTCCATTTGCCAATTTTGGCTTTTGTAGTTCATCATATTTATTAGCTTTTATTACTAGTTCTTTGTATTCTTCACTAGTTATAACTGTCATCATGCTTTTTTACCTCCTTTCTGTTCTTTGTACCAATGCCAAAATCCTTTGAAGTCTGCCCTATGTTTTTTTGCAACTCCTTCATTGTGTTTCTTCCAGGCTTTCTTTAGGTTATTTCTTTCAATTTTTCTTTGAAGACTCATTTGGTTTTACCTCCTTCTTGTTTAGTTCGTAATATTCTCTAATCTTGTCATCTACCATTTTTAAGTCGTTATCTATTTTTAGTTCAAACATTCCCATTGGTGATTTACAAGTGCTATATCCATCACTTTGTGTTTCAAAATAATGCTCTTGGCCATCTGTTTTACAAAGCAATACTATTGAGAATAATCCTTCTAATGTAAGTTGGTTATCAAGCATTTTTCCACTTGTTTTTGCTTTAATTTTTCCTGTGTCTGTTGTTTCTGTATGATGTAAGAAATAAACAATTACATCTGCAGGTGTATTTCTTATAACAAAATCTACTAATCCTCTAAAGTTAAGTGCTACATCAGTAAATTTGTTGTAACCTAATTCTTTGGCTCTATCGAACATCTCAAAGGCCATTAAGTATTGACTATCATCTATTACATAAGTTTTGAAATTTCCTTTTTGCATATTGCTTTTTATTTGTGTGTAATTTACATTGTCAGCTTTGTTTAGTTGCTTTTTAAATGGTAATGGTTTTCCTGCAATGTTATAAATTACAACATCTTCTTTATTGAAATTACGAAGTGAACAACTTTTACCTGATCCACTTTCTCCTAAAACTAATACTGGTATTCCCATTATTCTTCACTCTCCTTCTTTTTTTGTTTATTTGCATAATCTTGCATTCTTCTAGGAACTACTACTGATGCGTTACATTTATCACAACATCTTCCACTATTTACTGGATAAGCATTATTGCCATATCCTTCAAATTCTTTTCCACAAATACTACAATATTGTTCCATTATTTAATCCTCAAACTTTCTCCTCTTGGCTCTAGGTGAGCAAAAGGTAATTCTTTTCCTGCTTCCAAGTCTGCCCTAATTTTGTCATTATCATTTTCAATAATAGTTTTTGTATATTCTTCAGGAACTTCTCCATCAATAGTAAGTGTTTGTTTTCCGCCATTTTTTGTTATATTAAATGTAAATAAATCTGTTGCAAATTTTGTTTTTCCTGTTTGTTTCATTGCATTAAATAAGTTTTGTTTTAATGTATTCACTCTATTTTCAAATACTTTTGCACTTTCCGTTAATCTTTTTGCTTCTTCTTTTCTAGCATTTTTCTTTGCTTCTAATTCTTTTATAATTTTTGCATATCCATCTGCTTTGTCTTCAATTTCTCCTTCAATAGATTCTAATGTATCAAGGATCATTTGCTCATCTACATCCTCGTCATATAGCATATTTAAAACAGTTTCATAATTGTTTGTTAATTCATATAAATTACTCATTTTAATTTTTCCTCCAATCTTCATAAGCTTCTTCAAAGCTTTCATAATAATTTCCTTGCCACCAAGAATTTTCTTCTAATATGGCACAAATCACATATTGAGCACATCCATTGTCGTTTATTTTACATAGAAAAGAGCGTTTGCCTTTTCCACCAAATAGAATGTAATAAGAATTTCCATTCATATTGTAAAAAATTTTATCCATTCTCTTGTCCTTTCTAACTTTCTGTGATAAAATACAAACAGAAAGTATTTATATAAATATTTTTTATAGAACTATTTACTTACTTTGCGGTTGGTTGGTAGTTCTATTATTTTTGGTGTTTCCTCGGTGTTAGAAATAATTAAGTCTTTTACTAATGCTGAAAAATTGTCTGCTGCGATTTCATGTATTTTTCTCAATTTTGCATTTTTATCATTAAGTCCACCATATTCATTTGAAAAACACAAATCTTTAATCTTTTTGAATTGATCTGCACATTCTCTTTTGATGTCTGTAATTTCCTTATCTCGTAAATCTACTAATCTTTTAAGTCTTTTAATTTCTTGTGCTTCTTCTGTGTGTTTACCTGGCATACCTTTTACCTCCTTTCAATTTTCTTAATTTATATTTCATTGTTGCCAATGTTATAATGTGCCATATATAGCATTTATCTAATTTGTCCATGTCTTTTTCTTCTCCTTTCTGCTTTCGCTTCTTGGATTTCCATTCTAATTAAAATAATAATTAGTACTGGTATTGAGATATAGACAACCGTCATAATCATATCCATAGTTATTATTTCTGATAATTTTTCTGCAATTATAGTGGCCAATATTGGAAGCCATATAATTGATGTTCCTAACATAAATTCAATAATATTTTTAATAATTTTCATTTGTATTCACTCCTTCTCCTAATATTTTCTTTAGTAATTCGAGCTTGGTTTCTGCTTGGATTCTTCTTTCTTTTTCTTTTTCGTAGATATCACGGCTTACTGCATTTCCTCCTACTTTTATTTTGAAATGTCCTCCTTCAGTTTGTTTATATTCTAATTCGCCGTTATCCATCATATTCTTTACTTCTTTGAAACCAGTATGAAATCTTTTCATATAAGCTGTTAAGCTAATCCATTCTTCTTCCACTTTGATTTCCTCCTTATAATAGTGTGTCGTGTCGCATTTTTATTATTTTTCATTTTCTCCTTTGCCTCCTTGTTATGATTTCCTAACTTTTTCTTTAAAAAAATAATCAGGTATTTCTTCTTCTTCAATATCTAATGCCATACATAGTTCTTTAATATCTTGTTGATCAAATCTTAATTTGTTGTTTAATCTTAAATTTAATGAAGTAGATGATATTGTTATTTTCTTCACTAAATTTTCTCTTGTTCCGTATTTCTCTTTGATTCTACCAAGCAGTTTGCTGTAATCATATGTAATAATAGCTTCTACCATGATATTCATCTCCTTTCTTTTGGTTATGTTTTCCTAACTTTGTATGTATCTTATAACAACTTTTTAATAATGTCAACAGTTTTTTGAAAAAAAGTTTTTATTTCCTAACTTTTTTTTTCAAAAACCTTGCAAAAACCCCATTTTTATAATATAATATGCTCAAATAAAAAATTAAGGAGGTACTTATGGAACAAGA